GATAGCAGAAACCATGATGCGCTCTGGTGTTAGATGGACACCATCAGACAGAAACAGAATCCAAGGAAAAATGGAATTACATAGAAGGTTAGCGGACGACCCGTATACCAAAGAACCACGTTTACGTGTCTTCTCAACTTGTAAACACACTGTCGCACAACTCTCAGGTATTCCGCTGTCCAAAACCAATAGTGAAGACGTTGATACAAAAGCTGAAGACCACGCATATGATGCACTCCGTTATATGGTTATGACACGTACAAGTGGTTATACATCTATACACAAAACTTTGCAAGGTATAAAAGACCAAGCATACCAACCCTTTGATAATACATTTGGATATTAAATATGGCAGGTGGCGGTTCTAAGCCGATAGAAATTAAAAGTAAGTTTGACCCTCGCGTGACAACTTTGCGAGAGGTTGTTGACTTATACGCGAAGGACGCTCGTGCAGCAGGTCGTAAGATTGAAGATTTTGAAAAGACTTTTAATCTTGCTGGACTAAAGGATATGCTAGATAGACCAGCTATTGATATGTTCGAGGGTAGCTGGGACGGTGACTTAAATCCACTAGAAGCCGCCTTACAGGGCAAAGCGGAGTCTACACATCGTTCGGTTATATCTGCAGTAAGTAATGTGCAGAGAAATGTTATAAGAGAAGCAACCAGATTAAAAACTGGTTCTGATTTGATACAGATAACCGATACTGTATATATACCTCCAAAGTCTAAAGCCTATACTAAGAGTTTTGGTTATAATCCGTACAGAATAGGAGCTTTAACAGAAGCTCTTGTAAAACATGTAAAAGATAATCCTGCCGATAAACCAATTGCTAACGCTATTATGTTTCAACTTCAGACAGGACTACGCCCCTCTGCCGTAGGTGGTCTTCCTACTGCATCCTTCAAAACGTCGGAACGTCCGGGAGGTTCTCCGGGGATATTTATACCGAAGGATATGAAGGGTGTTAAAACAGATAATAATATAAATGTACCGATATCAAGACGTTCTATAGCTATACTACAAGACCAAACAATGTACAACGAAGCAGAGTTCGGAGGTTCCGAAGGATTTTTTGTAAGACGAATAGGAAATAAAGTAGAGTCTATTACGGATACTGATATAAATAGAGTGCTTAAAAAATTAAATTCTAGTTTTGGAATTAAAAAAGACCTTAAAACAGTAGACACTAAAGATGTACCATACCTAACTTCGTACGACCTTCGACGTTTAAATGCAACGGCCTTTGACCAACTAGGTGTTGATGTAAACAGAGCAGGCGCATTAGTAGGTCGCCCTATACAAGCAAATACAGAACAATCTAGATATATTGGGGCAGCTCCCGGTGTTTACGGAGACTCTGCAACAGAAGATGTAAATAGAGTATCCAACTTCTTTCACCAACAATACGCAGAAACACTTCCGGGTGCTAGCGAAGCAGGGCAAGAAGGTAAGTCTCTAAGTCTCAACACAATGTTATTTGATGGTAAAACACCAGAGTTTACTGACATAGAAACAGAAGCACCCGCACCAATAAAAATAAAGAAGTTCGACGTTGGTACAGATATACAAGTAGAAGAAAAAGGCCCTGCTAGACAGGCTGTCCCCTCACCACAAGTAGCTGATGACCTAATGCCTGCGCCTAACCCTGAGGCGGCTGAAAGCTTGAGAGCTAAGGGATTTGATGGAAAGAAGATGGCTGATGCAATCTTAAACTTGGGCAAGAAGGTTCTTCCTGTAGGTTTAGTGGGAGCAGGCATTCTAGCAGATACTGAAGCTTTTGCTAGAGACGTTGCTATAGAGGGGGCGGCACTTGCATCAAAAGTACCTGCAGGACCCGCTGGAGCTTTGCCTATGATTGTAGCCCCTAAAGAGGTAGGTGCAGGAGAATTACAACCTGATGACCGTCCTGCAACACAAGAAGAATCAGTTCAGGCGGCTGTTGACAGAGGTTCTATGACGAGCGAAGAGGGTATTCAATTTAACGCAGATAACGACCCTCAAATTCAACAAGAAATTATGGAACAAGAAGCTATGCGGGATGCTAGTTTTTTAAATATTGACAGAGGTCCTGAAGCCAACTCTGTTAATCAAGACCAAGGCTTCCTATCTAGATAAGGAGAAAAGATATGCCCGGAAATAACTATAACTACGGTGCTGCTTACATTATGAACTCAGACAAGACATCTGTTGACACGGACGAGGGTGCAAGCTCGCTATCACGCGAAGGCTTGGAATTTGATACTCGTGTACAACAAGGTCCTATAACTGAAGACATGCCAAAGAAGCAGACTAAGCCAACAGTTGAAGCATCGCTATTTGCTATGGCAGACGAACGCGACTATTAGAAAGTAAGATATGTCAGAAGACAATTTCCTACAGCCTGCAGACGACACAACCATACCCATTCAATCTCCAGAGGAAATGCTTCCGGGGTTGGCAGGGTACGTTCGACGCAAGTTTGAAGAGGCTGAGAACGGACGTTTCTCCTACGAGCAACGTTGGTTACAGGCTTTTAAAAACTTTAGGGGCATCTACGATTCAACTACGCAGTATAGAGACTCCGAAAGGTCACAGGTATTCGTAAGAGTAACCAAGACCAAGGTTCTTGCCGCGTATGGTCAGATTATAGATATCCTGTTTGCTAATAAAAAGTTTCCACTCGTTGTAGAACCAACTCCTATGCCAGAGGGTATAGCAGAGTTTGCTCACATGGAAACTCCCCTAGACCAAATGTCAGAAGACCCCTACGGGTTCTCAGGGGATGGCAGGGAGCTTACCCCCGGAGCCTTGGGTGCTAAACCCTCTAAGGACTTTCTTGGTGGTCTAGAACAGTCTATGGGGCAGTTGCCACTAGCTGAAGGACCTAGCAAGATAGGCGAACCCCAGATTAGCCCAGCACAGAAGACAGCCCTGAAGATGGAGAAGTGTATTCACGACCAACTTCTCGACACGAATGCGGTCAATGTTTTTAGGAGTGCAATCTTTGAGTCGGCTCTTCTAGGTACAGGAATTGTAAAAGGGCCTTTCAACTTCAACAAACGTGTTCACAAGTGGGACAGAGATGAGAATGGTGAACGGGAATACCAGCCATATGAAAAGTCTGTACCACGTATAGAAATGGTATCTGCTTGGGACTTTCATCCAGACCCTGCGGCTACAAACATCGATGACTGTGAATACGTAATAGAGAGACATCGATACAATCGTCAACAACTTCGCTCTCTAATCAAGCGTCCCTACTTCATAGCGGAGAACATAGAAGAGTGCCTAGCAAAAGGCCCCAACTACGAGGACAAGTATTACGAGGATACTATCCGCGAGGATGAGACTGAGCCATACGTATCTGAGAATAGGTACGAGGTTCTAGAGTATTGGGGTGTCCTAGATTCTAAACTAGCTAGAGAAGCAGGCTTTGACGAAGCTACTGACATGTCTGAGTTTGACGAACTACAGGTAAACGTCTGGGTCTGTGGCGGTATGATACTTCGCTGTGTCCTAAATCCGTTCACACCTGCTCGTATACCATATCAGGTATTTCCATACGAATTAAATCCATATCAACTCTGGGGTACTGGCGTGGCAGAGAATATGGAATACTCACAGAAGCTGATGAATGGTCACTATCGAATGGCTATTGATAATCTGGCCTTGGCAGGTAATCTAGTCTTTGACGTTGATGAGGCTAGCCTTGTCCCCGGTCAGAACATGGATATCTTCCCCGGAAAGATTTTCCGTAGACAGTCGGGGGTTACTGGAACAGCTATCAACGGACTGAAGTTCCCAAACACTGCAGGTGAAAATCTGCAGATGTATCAGATAGCAAGGCAACTTGCTGACGAGGACACAGGAATACCGTCGATTATGCACGGTCAGACAGGCGTTACAGGCACAGGACGTACTGCGGCAGGTCTATCCATGCTGATGGGGTCTGCTGGGCTTTCTATGAAGACTGTGGTTAAGAATATAGACGACATGTTGTTAAAACCACTAGGGGAGGCATATTTTCAATGGAACATGCAATTCAACGACGATGCTCCCGATATTGTGGGGGACTTGGAAATAAAGCCGAGGGGTGTTGCTGCTGTAATGCAGAAAGAAGTTCGGAGTCAGAGGCTTACAGCCCTCCTCCAGACTGTCGCAAACCCGATGCTTGCGCCCTTTATCAAGATACCTAATCTTATGCGAGAGTTAGCTATCTCTCAGGACATAGACCCTGATAGTCTAGTTAATGATACTAATGAAGCACAATTATATGCAAAAATGTTACAAGGAATGATGGCAAATGCTCAACAAGCAGCAAGCGCAGAAGCTAGCCCCGCTGGTGCAGGGCAAGGAATGGGAAATGATGGAGGAGTACCTGAAGGACCTCAGGGAACTGACGATTCAGGGCGTGGTAACGGCACAATCGGGGTCGGAACTGCTCCGAGCGCAGGGGAAGCTGGCTTTACTGGAAATCCTCCTCAAGCTGAAGAGTAATCAGGAGGCAGTAGTCCTCAACGAGAATAGAAAAGAAAACAGCACATTTACTTATGAGTAGTATAAACAATGGCAATAACATACACGCAGGTTGAGACACTAACCCCCGACCAATACAATAATGGCATGACAAACTTCTACCAGCAGGTACTAGGAAGTATAGAGGGTACTTACGGTGATAGGGGTGACGATACTTCTGATAAGCAGGAAGAGACAACAACTGGCGTAAGCTATACTGTGTCTCCTAGTGACGACGATGATATCTCCCCGTTTGTTCCGGGGTCTTCCGTTGTCAAGTCTGACGGTACTATGAATATAAACGTTATGGCCTTAGACGCTACTGCTATTAGGGCAGGGATAGACAAGGCAGACGCGTTTGGCTCTAAGTCTGCCTTTTCTAAGGACAGGCTAAACCTTTTTAACTTCCCTGAAGATTCTAAGTCTAAGGAGAAACTCCTTAATAACTTAGAGTCTGCAGCTAAGGGGACTTTTGCTGGTCTAGGTACTGCTAGTGCGACAATAGCGGGAACTTTGACAGGCGGTCTTATGAGTAGTCTTGTTGGGGGAAAAACTACTATGGATGAAATGGGAAATCCAGTATTTAACCCTACAAACAGTGTTCTAAGTGCTGTAGGGCAACTGACTAGCGATGTAACGAGAGATGCACTAACAAGAATAGCCGCACAAGCTAAAGCTAACGTCACAGGGGACTTGGGGTTTGCCGCCAGCATAGGAAATCAGATGATTGTCCGAGGTCCGGGGGACGTATCTTACTCAGGCAACAGACAGGGTTTGTCTGTTCAACAGGTAAAGAATATAGAAGCCCTATCGAAGGGTATACTCCCCGATACCTTCCGTTTTGAGAAGGATAAGGATGGTCAGAGTGGGCTATTCATGGGTAACAGGAGGATTAATACAGGCATTGAGGATAGTGGGGGTGTCTACTTAGACCCTAACAATAGGCAGGCAGGCTTCTATAGGTCGGATGGAGCTATCTATACTCACAGGTTTGGATATTCTCCTGTAGGTATGATGTCGGATGTGGAAACCTTGGCTGAGAACTATTTTCGGGGTATGGACCCTAAAACGGCACGAGATTTAGCGTTAAGTGCTATACAGAACGCTAGGGCAGGGAACGGCACTCTTCAAAGTAATTTGCGTGACTCAGCTTCGTCTACCATACAGGGTATAGACACAGCACGACGTTTAGACGATGAGGATAAGTACTCAGGGATAAGAACCCAAGAAGAAGACCTAAAGTTACGAGCAGAACAGAGAGAAGCGCAGCGAAAGGCTAACGAAGCTGCTGCTACAAGAGAAAAAACAATCTCGAAAAATGAATCCCAAGAGCAAAGAAATACAAGAAGAAAAGCTGAAAAAAGCTACGAGAGCTACGCTGATTTTGGGGAAAATAACGCAACAGGCGGTCTTATCGGCATGAACAATGGAGGCCCCGTGCCTGACCAAGGGGGTCAGTCAGGGTTTGTAGATGGTGTGCCTCCTAGCCAAGCAACAGATGCACAAGAAGTAGCAGATGACAGACCAACCCAACTACCTGAGGGAGCATTTGTCCTAAACGCATCTTCTGTGGAGTTTGCGGGTGAACAAGACATATCCAAGATGCTACTTGACGCACACGAAGAAGCAATCCGCAGGGGTGCAGTATCACAGGGTACATCAGGAGATGCTACTCGTAAGATGATTGACGTTGCGATATCTCGCGGTGAGGTTGTTGTAGCCCCTTACATGGTGAAGATTATTGGTCTTGACCGCTTAGAAAAAATAAACAAGCGTGGCATTAGGGATACTGAGCGTAAGATAGAAGATAATGGTCAGCAGATGGCTGCACAGGGCGGTTTTCTTGAAACTTCACAAGCGTATGCTCTCGGTGATAAAGTAAAAGTGTACAGAGGGGAACCTCTTGACTTAGAAAAAGTAAATCCAATAAACTACGGATACGGAAGTGACAACGTTGGTAAATTCCATACTCCCGATAAAAACCGCGCAAGAAGCTTTGCAGCAGATGGAGGAAAAGGCAACCAAGTTATCCGCAGTCGTATAGTTACTATGGACCAACTTTTTGACGGAGTAGAAGAGGCTTGGAGAGTACAAGGTAAAAAGAAAACAGACTACTTTGCCAAAATGCCCAAAAAAGAACTTGATAAGAATTTAAAGTTTATAAAAAGGCTAAGGGCTGCTTATGCATCAGGAGAACGCTCTGTAGATTCTATGGTTATGTTTCTGCAAGAGCAAGTATTTGACGATAAATCTAAAATAGACTTCATAGAAACTTTGAAAAATGACCCATTGTCTGGGGGTAAACTCCTAGGTAGAGCTATTCTCAAAGCAGCCACCAAAACAATACCACCTGCGACTATATTAGAGAGGGCATTCAACGCCACGCCTGTTGCGGATGCAACTCTGTATACGGATGAACAGATGTTATCGTTGATTAAGGACAAGGAGGCTATGGATTCAAGAGACTCCTTATCCTTTGTAAGGGGTGGATTTTTAGATTCAGCTATTGGGCTTGACTCTCCCACCCTAACTAGTCCTCAAGGAACTGAGAATGTCCCCCTACCTGAAAGTAGTAATTTTACTACAGACGACAATACATACTTTGATTACAGGTTTGGAGATATTAAAGATGCCATACGTCAGGTGGAAATTAAAGGATTTGAAGACCAACCTTACATATTTACTGGTGTAAAAAAGAAGAATAATGAAGGTTCATCTGCATTCGGACCTATGCAAATTACCTCATCAACACTACGTGATTTAAAGAAACGTAGTGGCGATTACCAAATATTTACTGATGAGATAAAAGATTACGTAGAAAAGCTTATCGAACAGGGTGACGATAAAGTAAACTTAGAATTGTATGGCAGTATTTACAGAGATGAAAAAAGACAGACAGTAAGCAATAGTGCAAGAAGCAAATTAAAAGGGTACGGGGCAGGAATTATACCTATTGAAGACCATGAAAACTACTATGAAGCAGTTTCTGACGCTATCCTTAAACAAAAATTACTCGACCACGACACACTAGAGGAAGCTCTATCTTCATACGGAGAAGGTATGGAGTACGCTAGTAAAGTGCTAAAAGGTTTGGGTATTTCTAAGAATTAGTCAGCTACCCGTACCACGGCCCTGACATAACCGAAGCGGCTACCTACAGCCAAGTAGCCCCGCACTATGAGGTAAATAAATGGCAAAAGTAAAAGGCCACAGAGCCAATAAACCTAACGACTCTTTCGGAACTATAAATAACGCAAACTTATACCGTGGAGATTACAAGGATGAAGTATACAAGGATGAAGAAGATAATACAGAAAATGTTGAAGCTTCCGCAGACGATACTCAACCTGACCCTGCAACAAATGCAGCTACTCAGGATGCAAATAGCTTTGTCAGTAAATCAGACTCTTCTGAGCCTGAACACGACTATAAAAAACGTTATGACGACCTTAAAAAACACTATGACAGCAAAGTTTCAGACTTTAAAGAAGAGCTTTCGTCTCTTCGGAAGACAATGGAAGAACGTGCTGTTGAAATGCCTAGGGGAGTAACACCACCAAGAACTCAAGAAGAACTTCAAGAGTTTAAGGAACGTTACCCTGATGTATTTGAAGTAGTGCAAACGGTTGCGTCTATGCAGACGGAATCACAGGTGTCACAGCTTCGACAGGAAATAGGCACTATCAAGGAACGAGAAAAGGAACTAGAAAAGCAGAAAGCGTACGAAGAACTGCTACGGTTGCACTCAGACTTTGATGAGCTTAAATCTTCAAAAGAGTTTTTAACATGGCTCGAGGAACAGCCAAAAACAATTGCTGAAGGTATCTATAAAAACAGTACCGATGCGAAATGGGCTGCTCGTGTAGTGGACCTTTATAAGGCCGATACTGGTCTTAACAAACCAACAAAGAAGAGACAGGCAAGTGCGGCAGATGCCGTTACAAGAACACCTGTCAGGGATGTCCGTACAGACTCTAATAGTGGAAAACGTACATTCAAATCTTCAGAAATCGTCAAGATGAAACCTTGGGAGTTTGAACAGATGGAATCTGAATTAGACATTGCAAGGGCTGAAGGGCGAATAGACTTTAACTCCTAAAAACCTCAAAAAGAGACAAGGAAGGAACTAGAACATGGCGTTCACTACTTCTTCTGGATATGGAAACTTACCTAGTGGTAACTTTGCACCAGAAATTTTTAGCCAAAAGGTTCTCAAGTTTTTCCGTCGTGCTTCGGTTGTAGAAGATATTACTAACACCGATTACGCTGGCGAAATTGAAAATTTTGGCGATACTGTTCGTGTCATTAAAGAGCCTACAGTAACTGTGTCATCCTATCAGCGTGGTTCAGTGGTTAATCCACAGGATTTAGCTGATGACCAAATCACTATGGTTGTTGACCAAGCAAACGCATTTGCGTTTAAGATTGACGATATTGAAGAGCGTCAGTCTCACGTTAACTTTGAAGCATTGGCTACATCTTCAGGTGCATTCGCTCTGAAGCGTAAGTACGATGCAACAGTCTTGCAAGCAATCTCAGACGGTGCAGGTATTGCCGCATCTGCTGTTTCTGGCACGACTCTAACCACAACTGCCGCGGCAGGCGACATTGGTACAGCTAACGCTCCTATCAACGTTGAAACAGATGATAACGGCATCAACATGATGTTGGCTATGGCTCGTCTACTAGACGACCAATCTGTGCCTGAAGAAAACCGTTGGTTTGTAGCACCTCCAATCTTCTATCAGAAGATGCTACAAGCTGGTAACAAACTAGCTGAAGTTCAAGTAACTGGCGACAATAGCTCTCCATTGAGAAATGGTTTAGCATTGCCGGGAACATTTGCAGGCTTCCGTTGTTACAAGTCAACTGCGCTTAACAGCACAGGTGGCACAGACCAAGTGACCCTAACTGACGCATCTGCAACTCTTGCAACTGATGCTTCTGAGAATATTATTCTTGCAGGTCACATGTCAGCAGTTTCTACTGCATCCCACATCGCTAAAACCGAAGTGGTTCGTTCAACTGAATCGTTCTCTGACGTTATTCGTGGACTACATGTTTTTGGGCAAAAAGTATTGCGCCAAGAAGCTGTTGTTCGCGGTGTCATTGACTTCGCATAGAGGAGATTGACTAATGGCTACTGTTGATTTTACCATTACTGGTGGTGGAACTGTAGGACATCCTGCTCACGCAATTCGTCCTTATATTGTGCAGTCAAAGATATTTGACGCTGCAGATACAAACTTAACAGCTAACGATGTTATCAAGGTGATTGACCTTCCTGACAACTCCATCGTTCTTGGTGGTTGTCTGGACGTTCTTGAAGCTGGTGGTTCTAGTGTGACTTTTGATGTTGGTGTTAGTACTGACATTGATGCCTTCTGTGATGGTGTCGATGGCAACGCTGATGCTATCTACAACTTTCACCCAACAGCCGCAGGTATTAACACTGTAATTGCTACAGATGCTATCCAAGTTAAAATCTTGGGTGCAGACTCTGCAGTAGTTCGCTTCCGTGTTATTGCTTTGATTGCTGATATTGGCGACCCAACTAAATTAGTACAGACTGCCGCAGTTCAAACTGGGGTCTAGTACTAACACTCAGGGGGCGAGGGCATTCAACGCCACGCCTGTTAGGGTAACTTGCCCCTTGAACTCTAGAAAGGTAATTGACTATGACTAAACGTAAAGGTCTATATGCCAACATCGCAGCCAAGCGTAATCGTATCAAATCAGGTAGTGGAGAGAAGATGCGTAAGGCGGGTAGCAGTGGCGCACCTTCTAAGGCTAATTTTAAACGTGCATCACAAACAGCAAAGAAGAAGTGATGGCACGTAAACCTGACAACATGCCCAAGCGAAACAAGAAGAATTTCCGACCAACCAAGTCGGGAGCAGGCATGACTGAGGCTGGTGTTAAAGCATACCGTAAGAAAAACCCCGGAAGTAAGCTAAAGACGGCTGTTACGGGTAAAGTTAAGGCAGGAAGCAAGGATGCAAAACGTCGTAAGTCATTCTGTGCTAGGTCTGCAGGACAAATGAAGAAGTTTCCTAAGGCGGCTAAAGACCCGAATAGTCGTCTGCGTCAGGCACGTAAGAGGTGGAAATGTTAAACATGTTGATAGGACCTGTAGCTGATTTAGCAGGTACATGGTTGAATGGTAAAGTAGAAGAGAAGAAGGCTCAGTCAGCAACTAAAGTAGCTAGGGCGCAAGCTGAAGCTGTAGTAATGCAGAAGAAAGCTACTGGTGAGATAGACTGGGATTTGGAAATGGCGAAGGGTAGCCAATCCTCGTGGAAAGACGAGTGGTTGGTAATTTTGTTTTCAATACCCTTGATATTAGCCTTTATTCCGGGGATGGAGGAAGTAGTATCAAATGGGTTTGCACAGCTTGAAGCCATGCCACAATGGTATCAGTACAGTCTTGGCATTATTGTTGCCGCTTCTTTTGGTGTACGCAGTGCTACTAAACTCTTCGGTAAGAGGTAGTCCTAGCCCTGATATAGAATTTGTTAGACCAAAGAAGAAGCAATGGCTGCACAAACGATTTTAGAATACAAGATAGTACCTCGTTTAATGATGCTCGTAGTGACAGTTATGTACATTAGAGTAATTGAATGGGGTATGTCCTTAGACGACTTGAGTACACAGCAGAGTGCAATGATATCTGTAGTCTCAGGTGCGATGACAGGAGCATTTGCAGTATGGTTAGGTTCGGAGACTAAGAAATGAAAAAGAAAACAGCTAAAAAAACTTTAACTAAACGCCAACAAAATACCATGAAAAAGCATAGCAAACATCACACTAAAAAACACATGACTGCTATGACTAAAGATATGAAGACAGGTAAAACTTTTGGACAGGCACACAAAAAGGCCATGAAAAAGGTTGGTAAATGAACATAGACAAGTTAAGAGAAGAGCTAGCCGAAGACGAGGGGTGTAAGTATGAAATTTACCTCGACCATCTAGGGTTGGCTACATTTGGAATAGGGCATCTAATAACAAAAAATGACCCAGAGTACGGTAAAAATGTAGGCACTGTCATAGAACAGGGTCGTGTACAGTCTGCATTTAATCTTGATATCACTGTTACAATAGAAGACTGTCACAGGCTCTATAAAAACTTCGATGAACTACCCGAAGAAGTGCAATTAATTGTTGCGAACATGATGTTCAATCTTGGTTATCCGCGTCTGTCCAAGTTCAAGGGTATGAAGGCAGAAGTTGATGCTAAAAGCTGGTCTTCTGCAGCCGATGAGATGGTTGACTCAAGGTGGTACACCCAAGTCCCTAACCGCGCAAGACGTTTGGTAGATAGGATGAGACAGGTAGGTAGAGATGGCTAAAGCTAAAGCAAAGAGTAAAGTTAATGAAGCTGGTAACTACACTAAGCCTACGATGAGAAAAAGACTATTTAACAAAATCAAAGCAGGAACAAAGGGCGGCAAAGCAGGTCAGTGGTCAGCGAGAAAAGCG